GTTGACCTTCTTCTATAACGCTATTAACAAATGCTTGTCGTCTTTCATATTCAGATAAAGAACTAACTGACTTATCTAGTGCAGCAGCATAAGCACGAGTAGCAGGATCTATTTTAGTATAAATACCTAATTCGTCTAAAAGTTCAGTCTCCATCTTAGCGCTACCACGAGTAACACGAGTCATAGCATCTGTTAGATCTCGGCCTAGAGCGCGAGAAGCCCTAACTGCCACGTCAGCTAATCCTTCAATCTGAGAAGTATCAAAACCAGCACTTAGTGATAGGTTAACTTGTTGAGCAGCTTCAGTTAAAGTTAGCTGACCTTTAGTTATATTTGTTATACTTTGTAAAAGTGCATCACCTGATTGGGCACTACCAGCAGCAATAGCACTTAAACCTTCAAGAGTCTGTAAAGCTCTAGCACTTCGTGCTAGCGCGTCAAAAGCAGCTCCTAAAGCGAAGGTAGTAGCAGCAGCACCAGCATAAGCACCAACAAGACCACCTAAACCTTGAGATTGGGCAGCAAACTCTCTACCTGCTGCTGCGCTACTCTGTCCTAAGCGTGTCTGAGCACGCCCTAGGCGGTTAGCTGCATTTTCTGCATCTCTATCTCCAGAAGTATTAAATACAGTATTAATTATATTTTGGATTACTGCCAATTATCGTGCTCTCTTTGCCTTAGACAACGATTCTCGCTCTTTTTGCTTTTGAGCGTAGTATTTGCCTAATTCTGCTTCCCCCATTTGTAAAAGTTCGAATACTCTACGTCTATCTTCTATTTCATATATATTCATTATAGCTTCTAAACCGCTATAATCTTTACCCATCCAACTGCCACTCATGCCTTCCCACTTATCGGGTAATACATTTAATAAAATAAGTGCTTGCTGACTCTCCATAGTTAAGTCAGAAGGATCTAAAGGTATATCTTCTTCTTTAGGTTCCCATCCCATCTGTTCACACATTAGGATGTATTGATCATAGGTCATACCTCCGCCATTTAAATTATGCCGGAGGTATTCTTTTAGTTTTTTTCTTCTTGCTCTGCTTCTTTGCGAGAGAATAATTCATAATCTGTAAGAGATTCAGAAACAAACTGATCGAAAACGGTAGAATTATTTAGTAACTCTACGGCATCTTCTTGTGTAAATTCTATTAGTTCTTTAGGATTCATAGAAGAAGTATCAATAGGAAGTAGCTCAGATAGATCTTTAACATAAAGACCTTCCCAATCTAAGATAACAGCTTCTGCATACTTAGCAACAAATTTAGCGTTATCTACTTCTTCTTCTTTTTGTCTAGTCTTTTTGTTAAACTTAAAAGTCAAGCTAGAGTTTCTGATTTTTAATAGTTCATCACGCTTTAAAAAACGTAAATGAACACGAAAACCATCAATACCAGGAAAATCTACCCAAGCAGTGATGTCTTTAGCTATCATATTTTTTAGTTTACTCATTTTTAGTTCCTCATATAAAGTGAGCGCCCACTTGCATATCTGCTTTTCTAAGGTGAGGGGAAACCTTGAATTGCAAGCTAGTGGACGCTCTCTGGTTGTTAATTTTTATTCCCCCTCAAGAATAATTATTTTGCTGCGAAAATTGTTACTTCTCCGCCGTCACCACGTGACGCATCTGGCTCTTGTCCAACAAAGTTAACGCTCATTGAGATAACATCTTCAACTGCTAACTGTGGAAATTCGAACTGAGTAGCGTCTAGTTGGAAGGCCACATAAGGTGCGGTAGCTCCACCGATAATAATATTAGCATTAGATGTTTGCGCAGAAGAGGTTCTACTATCAGCTGCAATGTTTCTTAAGAACTGTGCAGATTCTGTATCTCCAGCACGTAGGTACATAGTAGCACTACCTGTAACAGCACGAGTACCTAAGAACTGACCAATAGGCTCGTTTAGTGCTGCAATTTCTTCTGGTGTTAGATATGTAATATTATTGTTATACTCGAAACTTAGAGCAGTAACAGGGAATGTATATTTTACATCAGTACCGCCTTCAGTAGGTTTGTGGTGGAATTCAATAGCGCTTAAACGATTCTTAATGAATGAGTTTGTTCCGACTGCAGAAGCTACGTTCATTTGATTAAATGGATGATAGTGCGCAGTCTCACCTAGTTCTATTGAAGAGTTAGCAATAACGGAAGTACCATTATTAAGAATACCACCAAATACAGATATAGCGTTATCTCTTGTAGTACCTGTTAGCTCAGTCATAACAGTACCAAAACCGGTCCAAGTTGTAGTAGCAATTTCTTCTATACCAGCATCGACTGTTGCCTGGTTAACTGTAGCATTTTCAACCTGATAGATAACGTTATCTAGCTTAAAGTACATATGATTTTCTACTGCGGTAGAGAAGTTAGAACGAGATGCGTGTGAACCTGTATCTGCTGTAGTAGTTACAGTACGTAGCTTTCCGCCATCTTCCCACACAGAGTTTTCTTCAGTTCCGTCGGCAACACGAGTATTAGATACTAGAGATTGCCACATAAACCAATCAGCTACAGGTTTTACGTTACCACTAGCACTAGCACCAGCGCTTCCTGTATTTTCTGCTGCGCCTGTTACTGCGCCTGTAGGACGCATGTAAACTTGGAAATTCCAGTCAACAGGATTAATAGCAGTATTAAATCGTTGCTGAGAGCGATCAGGTGAAGTACCAGATTCTAAGCTAGTAATATCCTGAGTAGCCGCAGATGAAGAAGCCGCGAAGCCTGCTAAGACTTCTAGCTTCCAAGTGTTAGTTGGTGTCATTGAAGTAGGTGCTCCACCGTTTGCTAGGTCAACGGTAGAGAAAAATACCTCAGAGTTTCTTTGTAAGTTAAGAGATGACATTTATAAATTCTCCTTAATTTTCTAGTCTATAGACTATTGATAATTCTATTTCAGCTATACCATAAGGAAAAGCTAACCCTTCATCTGCTAATATATTCTCTATCTTTATGTCAAATATACCCATTTCAGGATTGTCGCCTATAGAATAAATTACGTGTTCTATATCTTGTATTAATTGGTCTGCTAAATTTTGGGAATTATC